TGTAAAAAAATCTTTGTCATTTTCATCGTAGGGTAAAAATTTAACTAATTTTTGATCTTTATTTAGATCTTGTTGGTCTGTATAATTTAAATTATTTAACATTAACTTTTCAATTTTAACATTGAATTGAGATTTTTCCGTATAACTTTTTAACTCTGTTAATGTTTTGATTTTATTATTTTTGACAAGAATTTTCGGCTTATATGTTCTTAGGAATTCTTTAATTTCCTTTGATAGGTTGTATGACATGTAACTTTGATTGCCTAATTCATACTGTGTAATATTAAGTGAATCTGAAATTAGTTTTTTAAGAATTAAGAAGTGTTTTGTGTATGAGATATTATAACAAATTTCTTTCTTTTGTGTGTAATTCATCAAGTCTTGATTAATCATACATTCATATATCGTCTGATCATTTGGTAAAACATGCAGATTAGATTTAATATTAAAATTATATACAAAGAGATTATGTGAAATTGTCCCAAAATTTATAATTGCTGTTTTATTGAAAAGATTTGTGAATTCACATATACCATATGTCGCTAATGTTTCTTGAAGATATAAATAAATATTTGTGTTTTTATAATCATTAATACCATATTTGTCTTGTAATTCTGTGATAATTGATTTTGTGAAAACAAATAATTTTTCAATGGATTGATTTAATGTTTTATTATACCCACTTGAAAATTGATCCAATGACATGTCAGTCATTTCTGTCTCATGGAAATGTGTAAAGTCACGATATTCAATGTCATTATCAAGATAAGAATTTTTTCTTTTGATAATTTGAAAATCAGGTTTAATTGAATAACGGTAATCATCACTATCATTATCATAATTGAATTCAATTATCTCATGATCTGGATAAAATGTTTTTTCTGTTGAAAATTTTTCAAGAATTTTATTTGAGTAAACACTAATATTGTCGATATAATTAAAATTAGTGATTATAAAATCATCATTTGGTTTTTTAAAAAGGAAAATTGTTGAATCAGAATTCATTTTAAATAGTTTATTTGCAAGTTTAGTTTTATTTAATACAATTGACATAAAACTACGTGTTCTCTCAAATGTGCTAATTAATGATTTGAAGATAGAGCAAGCTGAATTCTCAATATAGAATGATATAAGTCGTCTATGGTAAACATTATTACTTAATGATATAATTTGTTCAAGTAAATGGTCACTCTCAGACGCTAAATCAATATACTTTTTAAATTCTTTGTTTTTATTATAACGTCTAATGTAATTGCTTAACTCATTATCTATCACACTCGTTGAATTTTCAAATAAATTTTTGGTTAAGAAGCCTGTATTAATAAAATTTCTATAGGATTTAATATCATTTACATCATATTGATATAGCTTTGAGATTTGATAATTCAATATGGATACACGTGAATGATCAATTTGGAACAAAATTTTCCTTTTTTGGTGGATGAAACTAATTCTCTTTAACAACGAGTCGTTCAAACCACTGATCATAGTGTCCATAAACATAACAGTATTTAATCCACCCAATGATTCG